ATGCTAATGAACAAATTAAATTTTCAACAACTGCATCAGCTACAAATGAAATTACAATAGCTAACGCTGCAGCTGGATCAAGTCCAGTTATTTCTGCAACAGGTGGAGATACAAACGTTGGATTAACATTAACTCCAAAAGGTGATCTTGGAAGAATTACATTAAATGGTGAATCAAAAATATTTGGTGTATTTGAAAATGTAACAATTTCTACAACTTTCATAACATCATTTACATATGATATACTTACTCAAGCTGTATATTTTCAAAACGTTAACTTAGGTGCAAACTTCACAGTTAATTTAAGAGGAAATGCTTCAACTGCATTAAACGCAGCTTTAAATACCGGTGAATCTGCAACAGTTGCATTAATTACAAAACAAGGCAACACAACATTTTATAATACATCAGTATTAGTTGATGGCACATCTACAAACGTTACAGTAGTTTATCAAGGTGGTTCGGCTCCAACAGCTGGAAACGCTTCATCTAATGATGTCTACACTTACACAGCTCTTAAAACAGCAGCATCAACATACACAGTATTAGCAGCATTAACGCAATTTAAATAAGGAGTAGAAAGAATGCCTTTAAATTCAACACGTGGAGCAGCTTCTGCAAAAGGATTTGGATTTACAGCTGGATCAGGTACTTTTATTTCTGCAACAGGTGGAACAATATTAACATGTGGAGATTATAAAACTCACGTATTCACAGGACCAGGAACTTTTGAAGTTACAAACGCTGGAAAACCTACAGGATCTAATTCAGTAGAATATTTAGTAGTGGCCGGAGGAGGTGGAGGAAACGTAGGGGGCGGAGGCGGAGGAGGTTATCGTCAAAACTATCCAAGTCCAGCAACAGCAGGATTGCCAGTAACTGCTCAATCTTATCCAATCACAATTGGAGCAGGTGGTGGACCTGGTCCTTGTACCGTTGCTCCCAATGGTGATCCTTCAACATTTTCAACTATAACAAGTGCGGGTGGTGGTGGTGGTGCTCACAGAAATCAAGCAGCGGGAACAGGTGGATCAGGTGGTGGAGCAGGATATTATGGGCCAGTACCTGGTGGAGCAGGTAACACACCTCCAGTAAGTCCTCCACAAGGAAATAATGGTGGAAACAGTCCAGCAATTAACATGAGTCCTTTTAATGGATCAGGAGGAGGTGGAGCAAGTGCTGTTGGGGGCGACCAACCAGGTGGTGCAGGAGGAAATGGTTCTCCAATAGCTACAACATTTTTTGGACCAACAGCTCCATCATACGGAACACCAGGACCGGCTCCTGGAAGATGGTTTGCAGGAGGTGCTGGTGGAACAACTTGTCCAGGGGGAGGAGCAGGAGGAGCAGGAGGGGGTGCATCTCCAAGAACTAGTGGAACAGTTAATACTGGTGGAGGTGGATCAGGGTATCAAGCTGGTAGTGGAGGATCTGGTATTGTAGTTATACGATATAAATTTAAATAATTATGGCACATTTTGCAAAAATAGGAGAAGATAAAATAGTTATAGCAGTATTAACACTGAATAACTCTGATATGTTAAACGCTTCTGGGGTTGAAGAGGAATTAGTTGGACAACAATATCTAGAGAAACATAATAACTGGCCTGCACAACTGTGGATTCAAACATCTTATCATACATTAAAAAATCAACACAGAAATGGTGGAACACCTTTTAGAGGAAATTATGCAAGTGTTGGTTTTACTTGGGATGAAGAAAATCAAATTTTTTGGCCTAAAAAACAATATAATTCATGGGTTAAACACATTCCAACAGCATCGTGGAAATCTCCAATTGGTGATGCACCTGCACTAACGGAAGAACAAATTGCACAAAATACAGCTAATACCAATATTTGGACATATATTTGGAATGAAGAAAATCAGTCTTGGAATTTAGTTGATTATAAAGTTTATTAATTACACTTTACATTAATATAAAATTTTAATATATCTATTTTTAGATATATGCAAAAGAAAGTATTATCAGAAATAGGATTATATTTTGGGCAAATAAAAATGCCTGAAAATTTTGAAATAGATAGGGAAGAATTAAGTGTAAATATTTTATTATCTATTATGCATAATAAAGAATTTCCATTTTCAAGATCTTGGGATATGTTAAATACATATTTATGTGAACATATTAAATTAAATTATAATTTTTCATTAGTACATAAAAAAACAAATGGTGATATTTATAATCCAGGAAAAAGTTCAAATTCATTATTACAAGTTGATCCTGTAGATTTAAGAAATTCTCCAGATTATGTAATGCTATATGGAGTAAATGTTGGAAAAGATTCTTGTAAAGTATTTATAGAATATGATGATAATAGAAGAAAAGGAAGAAGTTGGGAAATAAATTTAAATGACAATGATTTTGTAATGTTTCCTTCTATACAAAGATATCATATAACTTCTAATACATCAGAACAATTAAATTTTATATTAACCTCTACTTATGAATTTATCTAATTATTATTGGCATTTTAAATCAGCTTTAAGTCCAAAGTTTTGTGATGAAGTTATTAAATATGGATTACAACACCAAGAAGATTTAGCCATTACTGGTGGATATGGAAGAGATAGAAATTTAAAAGAAAAACCATTAAAAGAAGAAGAAATTGTAGATTTAAAAAAGAAAAGAAATTCTAATATTGTATGGTTAAATGATACTTGGATTTATAAAGAAATACAACCATATATACACGAAGCAAATAAATTAGCAGGTTGGAATTTTAATTGGGATTTTTCAGAGTCTTGTCAATTCACTAAATATAAGTTAAATCAATATTATGACTGGCACTGCGATTCTTGGAACAAAGTTTATGATAACCCAAAAGATCCAAATAGTCATGGTAAAATTAGAAAATTATCTGTAACTTGTCAATTAACCGATGGTTCAGAATATACAGGTGGTGAATTACAGTTTGATTGTAGAAATTATGATCCACACATGCGTGATGAAGATAAACATGTGTTGACCGTAAAGGAAATACTTCCTAAAGGCTCTATCGTTGTATTTCCTTCTTTTGTGTGGCATAGAGTACAACCAGTTACGAAAGGAACAAGATATTCTTTAGTTGTTTGGAACTTAGGGTATCCATTTAAATAATATGATAATAGAAGATTATTTTAAAACACCGTTTTGGTTTGAAGAAAAATTAGATTTTTTAAAATCTCTTACTAAAGAAACAGATAATTATATTAAAGAAGCTAGAGAATTAAGAAAAACAGAAATTAAAAAAACAAATGATTTTGGTACTTCTTATCATTCAAAATCATTATTAAATAATACTAAATTTAAAGATTTTCACAATTATGTAGCTCAAAAGTCTTTTGAATTTTTAGATTGGCAAGGATTTGACATGCAACAATATACAACTTTTATTTCACAAAGTTGGGTACAAGAGTTTTCTAAAAATGGAGGAGGCCATCATTCTGCTCATATTCACTGGAATCAACATGTAAGTGGATTTTATTTTCTTAAAGCAAGTGAAAATACTTCTTTTCCAATATTTCATGAACCTAGAACAGGAGCTCGTTGCATTAAACTAAATCTTAAAAAACAAGACGAAATTTCTTATGGAACAGAAGTTGTACATTTTAGAGTTAAACCAGGTGTTCTTTTATTTTTTCCAGGTTATATGGAACATGAGTTTGCGGTTGATCATGGTAAAGAACCTTTTAGATTTATTCATTTTAATATACAGGCAGTTCCAAAAGAACTAGCAAAAGTAAATATATAATGTCAAAATATAATTTTAAAAAAGATAAATTTATAGTAATTGAAAAAGCAATAGATCCAAAGATTGCAAATTTTGTGTATAATTATTTTTTAATGAAAAGACAAGTTGCAAGAACATTATATGATACAAAATACATTTCTCCATTCACTACAGAGTTTGGTGTTTGGAATGATGATCAAGTTCCTAATACTTATTCTCACTATTCAGATATTGCTATGGAAACTTTATTATTGTTAGTTCAACCAATTATGGAAAAACAAACAGGAATAAAATTAATTCCAACTTATTCATATGCAAGAATTTATAAAAAAGGAGATATCTTACATCGTCATAAAGATAGATTTAGTTGTGAAATATCTACTACATTAAATCTAGGCGGAGATAAGTGGCCTATTTTTATAGAAAAGGATTCAAACAAAGGCAAAATAGTTGAAGGAAAAGGATATGTAACTGAAAATACAAAAGGTATTAAAGTAGATTTAAAACCTGGAGATATGTTAGTTTATAGAGGTAATTTATTGGAGCATTGGCGAGAAGAATTTGATGGTCAAGATTGTGGACAAGTATTTTTACATTATAATAATGCTGCAACTAAAGGTGCAAAAGACAATATATTTGATAAAAGAAAACATTTAGGACTTCCAGCTTTTTTTAAAAAATAATAAATAATTTAAAATGAATCAAAAAAATATTTTTACTAAAGATAAAAACAATAAAGATATTCTTATTGATACAGAAAATAATAATTATCAAGTGATGATGGAATGGGAAAAACCATACATGAAAGCCTTAATAAAAAATTTAAATCCAAAAGGTGATGTATTAGAAATAGGATTTGGATTAGGTTATTCTGCAACAGAAATACAAAAATATAAAATTAAATCACATACAATTATAGAATCTGACAAAAATGTTTTAAAAAAACTTAAACGATGGTCTAAAAAACAAAAAAACAAAGTAAATATTATAGAAGGATTTTGGCAAGATAAATTAAAAACATTAAATAAATTTGATTCTATTTTTTTTGATGATGCTCCTCTTAAAGAATATCAAGATATTGAAGATATAAGAGTTTATGATTTTTTTTACAGGGTTTTAAAAAGTCATGTTAATAAAAATTGTACCTTAAGTTGGTTTTGTTATAGAGAAATATATTGGTTGTGTCATCCATCTGTAGAATGGAGTTTAAAAAAATATAAAATAAACATTCCAGATAATTGTAATTATATTCAAAATAAAGATAAAGAACCTATGAGTTTACCTTTATTAAAATTTCCAAACGGAACAACAGATAAAATATATCCAGTAGTAATTACTAAAAATTGGGAATTAAAACAGTTAAAATAATCAAATTACACTGAATTTAATAAGCAGGAGACTACTACTAAAAAAGTAGTGCATTTACTAATATAATCTATATAAAGGAAGGCTTATGCCTTTACAGAAGATACAATTTAAGCCTGGATTTAATAAACAACAAACTGCAACCGGAGCCGAAGGGCAATGGATTGATGGTGATAATATTAGATTTCGTTATGG